CGCCGGCGCGCCCAACCGGAATGCTCGAAGCAGATGAACTCCGGCTGGGTACGCCCCAGGCCGATCACGTAATCGACACGGAACGTGCGCGGCGCGTCGTCGGGAGCGCCACGCTTGTGGTGGACGCTGTAGAGTTCGTCGCGCACGACGTGAACGGTGGTCGTCACCTGGCCCGACAGGATGCCGGCATTCGTCGCTTGCGCCTCGTGCCTCGACCGTTCCGGCTCCGGGAATTCATAGCCGCATTCGGGGCAGCGCACATAGCCGGCGGCGATCACACTCCGGCACTCAGGACACTCTTTCGCCGGCGCCTCGCCGTTGCCAGCGGTCACCGGCTTGACCAGTAGCTGATCGACCGGGCCATGCCGCAGCACGTTGTTCGCGAAGTCAAGCACGAGGCAGTTGGCCTTGCCGGGATGCAGCCGGAAGCCGCGGCCCACCATCTGGTAATAAAGTCCGGCCGAGAGCGTGGGGCGCAGCAAGACCACGCAATCAATGCCCGGCGCGTCGAAGCCGGTCGTCAGCACGTTGACGTTGCACAGGTACTTGAGCGGCTTGCGGGGAAACAGGCCGTTGGCCGTTTCTCCCCTAAATCGTGCCAGCAGTTCGTCACGTTCGCTCGCCGGCGTCTCGCCGTGCACGAACCCGCACTCGACGCCGTGGTTCTCGGCCAGGGCGCGAACGATGTGCCGCCCGTGTTCGACGCCAGCGGCAAAGATCAGGACCGCGTTGCGGTCGGCTGTGTAGGCGACGATCTCCCCGCAGGCCGCCTCGACCAGGTTGTCCTGGTCCATTAAGTCCTCGACCTCGTTGGCGACGTACTCGCCCTCCCGGACGTGCAATCGGCTTGTGTCGGGCTTGTTGATCCCGTTCTTGGTAATGAGCGGACAGAGGTAGCCCTGAACGATAAGCTCCTTGACGCCAACTTCGAAGCAGATCGCGTTCAGGATGTTCTCCGGCCCACAAATGGTGCCGGTCTTCAACCGGAACGGCGTGGCCGTAAATCCGACAAACCGCACCTGAGGGTTGACCTTCCTGGCGTCGGCCAGAAAGGAGCGATACATCCCCTCACCATCAGCCGGGATCAGATGGGCCTCATCGACCAGGATCAGATCGAAGGCGTCGAGATCGCAAGCACGCTGATAGACTGACTGGATGCTGGCAACGATGACCCGTTGTTCGGTGTCCCGCCGGCGGAGACCGGCTGAGTAAACGCCGACCTTGATCTCTGGGCAAATGAGCCGCAGTTTGTCGACGCTCTGTTGGAGCAATTCCTTCACATGCGCGAGGATGAGCACGCGGCCGCGCCAGGTGCCGACGGCGTCCTTGCACACCGTGGCGATCACCGGCGTCTTGCCGCCGGCGGTCGGAATGACGATGCAGGGGTTGTCATCGTGGTTGCGCAGGTAGTCGTAGAGCGCGTCAATCGCTGCCTGCTGGTATGGTCGAAGCGTGATCATCCTGTCCCTCGAGCCGCGTGATTTCGTGATCCAGGTGCCAGCGAGCCATGATCAGCTCATCCGGCGAGGCCCGGCGCTGGGCCCGCACCACGCACTCGACGACCTTGCCGGCGTGGTAACTCAGACCCCAGGTCTGAACCAGCTCGGCGACGGCGCTCTCGACCGATGGGGATGATCTCTCGCTGTTCGGGTCGAAGACTCGCAACATCAACAACCTCCTCAATGCACACGATCGCCTTACCACCTTTGAGCGGCGCGAGCTTCCACGTCTCCAGATGCACGATCTGGCTGTCGTCGTGGTACGCGCCGCCGTGCTGAAGTGCGTCCAAAACGGGCTTTTGGGCGTTGTCACAATCGCGCCTTCGTCGGTCGGGCGGATAGAGTTCCAAGCGTACGTCGAGCGGTCCCGAGAGCGGGCGTATGCCGAGCGCCTGCAGCATGGCGACCACGGCGGCGCGGTAGGCACGCCCGCGACGGCTGATGAGCGTGACGTGACCGATGTGGCGATAGTAGTGGTTCGCGCTTGGCGGATACGGCAGCTCCAACCTCAACATGCGGTGGCCCCTTCACGACGTCCGAAGTCATCCCCGGTCTCCCGGTCGGTCAAATCCCGCTATCGCTTCCACGGCGGCGCTGTGTTCGCGGCCGCTTGTTGCGGCTGCGCCGCGCCATCCTTCTTGGCGTAACTGGCGATGCGGTTCTCGATGTCGCCGGTATCCTGGCGTTTCCGGCACTTCACGTTGACGATGAGCGGCAGGTTATGCAGCTCGCAGCTATCCTTGGGCGTCATGACACCGACCGCCCGGCAGATCGCGGACAGCTCGCCGCGAGCAATCTGGACCGCCTGCTGGTTGGGGTTCTCCAGGTTCAAACGCGCCCAGATGCGGCGGTTCTTGCACGGCCCTTCGAGGATCTGAAACGTGAGTTGCAGATAGCGGCCCGTGCCGGCGCTCGTCGGCTTCATCTCCGACTCGACGATCATGGCGAAGTACTTGCCGGCCGGCAGCACATCGAAATCCGTCGGTTCAACTTCATTGGCGTTGAAGTTCAGCGATGGCATCAGAGTCTCCTGGTTTAGATGGAATTGGATTCACGGTCACATCTGCCCATGTTCGGCCGATCTTGATGGCCCATACGGTCGCGTGGCGTATTCCGAAGCGGCGGCCAATTTCTCGTTGAGAAATGCCCTGGGCCAAAAGCTGCTTGATTGCTTTCACGTCCTCAATGGTAAGCCGAGCGTTGTTTCTCAAAGGAACGTCGCGCGGACGCTTGTTCCGCATGTTTTCGCTGATGGTGACGAAGCGACAGTTTTCAGGAGAGTAGCCCTTGTTGTTGTCGATCCGGTCGAGTTGCATATCTGGGCGATAGCCGTTCTTGACGGCCCACTCGGCGAAGGCGGCAAAACCCTGTCGCCATTCGTCGCAGACCGAAATTCCGCGACCTCCATAGGCGGGATAATTGCTGTGGCTTGGGGAATGACAACGACCTTTCATCCCGATGTAGGTGGAGTACAGCCTGTTGGTGTCCGCCTGGCGACGCCGATACCAATTTTTCCCCGCGTCAGCGTTACATTGTCTGCATTTGGAATCGAGACCGTCCTTGCGCAAGCGATGCTTGTTGAAACCACTCAACGCCTTTCGTTGGCCACAGCAAGAACACACCTTGGATTCCAGACTCGGCTCCGACAAGCTGACACTCGGCATAGACAGGTCTCCAAGGGACGGATCGCAGAACCGGGATCGAGGATTGTCAGTGACCTGCCGGTGCGGGTTGCGTGAAGTAGTTTGCGTACGCGTTCCAGTCGAGCGGCAGCTCGTCGGGAAGCATCAGGCGATTCTTGGCGATGTGGGAGGGGCGCTCGGTCGTGTAGATCACACGCTCTCCGGTGCCGATGCCTTTCGACTTCTTGCGGTTGAAGCCTTCGTCGGCCTGCTTGGTGTAGACCTTGTAGGTCGCGAAGAAGACCTCGTCGCACCATTCCTGAATGACGTGCGAGGCGAGTTTGTGGAGGCGCGGCGAGTAGCGGTCGTAGGAGTCGGTCTCGGGGTTCTCGAAGCGTTCGATCTTGGCGTGCGCGATGAGGACGACGCCCATGTTGCGTTGCTGACGGAGAGCATCGAGGCCGGCCAGGAACTCGCGCCACGGGGTGAGCGCGAAGACGTAGCCCTTGCCGTAGCCGATGTCCTCGATGTTCTGGACCGAGCGCTGCTGGCAGATTTCGGCCCAGACGAGGCGTTCCAGCCAGTCGAGCGAATCGACGACGACCGTGCGATAACCGTGCTCCTCGCTGTAGAGCGCCTCGATCGCCTTCATCACGTCGAGATAACACGCCGCGAGTGGGAACTTCTCGCAATCGATCTCACCCAGCCCTTCTTCGGTCTGGATGAAGACGGGGCGTTCACTCTGGGCGCCGAACGTGGATTTGCCGACGCCGTGCGTGCCGTAGAGAAGCGTTCGCCGCGGCGAGCGCTGCTTACCGCGCAGGACCTGGGCCAGAAGACTCATGCTTCATTCCTCGGAGGGTTAGAACTGATCGAACACACGCGGCTCTTCGTAGCCGGTGGGCCAGTGATCGAGGTCGCGACAACGAGCGAGGCGGTCCATCGCCTCCTCGTTTTCGCGCTGGGCCGCGGCCAGGACGTCAGGCGCGACGAGCCAGACGCCGCAGCGAAATGGTTCCGACTTTTCGACGGCGACCAGCCGTGCGGGGACCAGCTTGCCGATGGCCTCGGCGAGAAGTGAGCGGTAGAAGGCAAGCTGATGGAAGTACCCCAGGTGCTTCACGTCGCGGGCGAACCTGGCGATGTGATCGCAGGTCTTGAGGTCGATGAGACCCTGGGTGGGATTGAACCAGTCGAGACGCGCCTGACAGGCCAGGCCGCGATAAGGGGCGCGAACGACGCCCTCGGCCTGGCCCTCGGACAACAGCTCACACACGATGGGATGCGCCTGGGCGCTGGCGAAGACGGCCTCGACGGTCGCGGCCCAGGCGTCGGTCAGGACCGGCTTGCCCTGTTGCTGGGCCCACTTCGCATACGCCTTGGTGCGGACGCCATAGACGTTCCCCGTGCGCTCGTTGACCGGGCCGCCCACAGCGTAGCGACGCTCGTACTCAGCGCGCCCTTCGAGAACCAGCGTGTGCGCCGCCCGCCCGATCACGAGCTCGGACCAATCGATATCCGGGACCAGCCCGAGCTGTTTGCGACGAAACAACTGCGGGCTCTCCCGGAAATCGGCGAGCTGGTGGCTGGACAGAAAGTCCTTCGCCTTGGCGTGATAGACTTCGGCCGGCTCGCGGATGAGAAATCGACACTGCTTCAATGCGGGGGACGCCATCACGGGATCTCCGCAACGTGGACGGTCTTTGAGCAAAGGAATGGCGATCGCGGACAAGCGTGGCGTTAGCCAGCGGCCCGCTGCAGCGGTTGCGGACGGTCGCTTGGACCGGCGTCCTGGAAGTTCGGATCGGCGAAGTAGCGGCGAATGCGCCGACAGGCGTCGTTGAGCGTCGTGCGCGGAATGCCCAGCGCGCGGGCCGCTTCGGCTTTCGATTCGTGCTGGAGCCGCTCGGCGATCACGCGCAGGTCGGGCGGTAGGCGATCGAGGACGGTCGCCACGTCGTGGCGCAGCTCGGCTTGTTCGTGATTGCTGCGCCGCGTCGTTCCGAAACGCCGATCGTGGGCGTCCTCCACCAAGGTTTGGCCGAGTTCCACGTCCCCGCCGGCTTCGTCGGGCACGAGGTCGTGGAGCGAGGTTTCCCGGAGCGGGTCGCGTTTGGCGGCCTTTCGGTTCACGGCCATCCGCGCCGCCGCCCGCTCGATGACCGTCTTGACGAAGGCGTGACGGTCGCCGCGCTGGGCGTCGAAACTTGGTAACTGTTTTAGGAGGTTCAGAATCAGGTCTTGTTCGATGTCTTCGCGGTCGCTCCGGCTCAGTCCTGGTCGGCGAGCAAGCTGGCGGGCCTTGGAGCGAATGAATGCGCGGGTGGATGGATCGAGAACTTCTTCGGCCGAAAGCGTCATGGGACTCTCCTGGTTAGAAGGAAGAGAACCCACAACCGCCTCCACTTGGTGGTCAGCGTGTTGTCCGGTTCCGAAGCACTTCGTTGAGAAAAGGAAGCCTCTATTACTTAACTACCGCGTCGCGAGCCAAGACGACGGATCGCTCCGCCATTTTTTTATCCGCAGCGCGGCGTATCCTGCGCGACGATCACCCTAAACGGCAGCCCGCTCTTGATCTCGATGCGGTGGATGACACCGTGGCGAACGTCGTTGAGGAAGTTGAAGAACTCGACGACCTGGGCCTTGAGGCAGAAATCGCGCCAGAACGTGTCCGACGGCGGCGCGTTCACGCCGCCGAACTTAATCTCGTGGAAGATGCGCGGCGGCGGGTCGAGCACCGGCTCGCCTTCTTCGATGTGCAGGTTCTCGATGCTGCCGAAGTAGATCCTTCGCATCCATTCGACAAGCTGGCGTCTGGCCGGGGACAAGGACGATTTGCGCGAAACGATTCCCATAGTTGAGTCTCCTAGTGGGGGCAATAAAATCAGGTCGCCGAGGACGACCTTGGCGATGTCTTCGCGTTCAGGAAAGCGCACTGTGAAGGTTGGAGTCAGCGCGGCGCGAGTCGGACGCCGTAGCCGATCAGGCGAATGCTCCTACAGCCAGGCCCTCTTTCGATCAGCCCCTTGCGCTGGAGCGCCGACAGGTGGCCCGCGACGCCGTTGGGCGATCGGATGCCGAAGGCGCACGCGATCTCCCGAATCGTCGGAGGCCAGCCTTGGTTCTGGACGTGGTTGCAGATAAACGAAAAGATCTGCTGCTGACGAGGGGTGAGAATGGACATAGTGCTACCTGGAGCCGGGAAGGAACGACTGTCTTCCATGCGTGCCTGGTTCCACTTACCCGCCGGCTGCGAGTAGCTAGGCTGGATCTATCTATAAACGGATGATTTCGCGCGAGCAAGGATGGTAGGTCCGACTCTTACGGCGCCTTAGGAATCCCTGTATTTCTTGCAGTCCCTTCGTTTCATCTGTCGCCGAGTCATGCTCCCTCGTTGCCAGCTGCGCAGTTGTTTCGCGCATTTTCGGTAGGCGTCCGGTGAACCCCATCTTGCACAAGCTGGTACACTCCGCGCGAAGGGAGGCTATCTGCATGTGGCTGAGCGATTCCGCAAAGGCGTTTCCACCCGCGTTCCTCAGAACGCCGAAAAGCTCTCCGCGAAGCCGCCGGTGTTGGTGAACGTGCCGTTCTGGTACATCCAGAGCTGGTTGATGCCGTCGCTGAAGAACAGGGCGATAGTGCCAGGGCTCGACGAGATGTGGATCGCGAAGCCTCCCGTGTTGGTCGCCACGCCGGCGTCGGTGAGACTCCAGATCGCGTTGGAAGCATCGATGAAATACATAAGCCCATTGCCGGCGCCCGTGATCTGTTGTGCCTTCCGATTCATCGGCGTGAACACGCCATTGTCGAGACGCCAGATCTCGTCGTTGCCGTCGGTGAACCAGATCTCGTTATTGCCGGCGGCATCCTGGCCGGCCACGAACAGCTTGGCGAAGCCGCCCGTGTTGTGGAAGCTCTGGGTGGTCACGTTGTAGATCCAGAGCTGGTTGACACCGTCGGCGAAGTCGATCTGGTTGTTGCCGTTCACATCGAAACCGGCAGTGAAGCGCGACGCGAAGCCACCAGTGTTGTGGAAGCCGCTGCTGCCGTCGGTAAAGGTCCAGAGCTGGTTGAGGCCGTCGGAGAAGGCGACAAAGCCCTTGCCGGCGGCGATGTGTAGAGCAAACCCACCCGTGTTGGTGAAGGCCCCGTTGTCCCACTTCCAGAGCTGGTTGTTGCCGTCGAGGAACCAGACCTCAGCGTTGCCCTGGGCATCGACGCCGGCGGAAAAGGCCTTGGCGAAGCCGCCGGTGTTCGTGAACTGGCCGTTCTGGAACACCCAGAGCTGATTGTTGCCGTCGATGAAGGCGACGCCGGTCGCGTTGGTTGAAGGCGGAGTAGCCGAGAAGGTGACCGTCCGGGCTGCTGGCGGACTGGTGGTGCCGAACGCATTCGTCGCCGCAAAGGTAACCACACGCGCGGTCATGTCCGGCGTGCTGCTGGTGTCGTTATAGGTGACCGAGCGCAGCGCCAACTGGTAGTTGGCCGCGCTGTCGGTGCCGCTCAACATCAGCACGCCGGTGCTGGCGTCGAAGCTACCCGTAATTGCTCCCACCGGCGCGAAGCTAAGCACATCTTGGCCGGCGACAAAATTCGAGATGGTTACCGTGGCGCCGGTGATCGAAACACCCGAGGAGGTGACCACGACTCCAGGGTCCACGACTATCGCGACGCCATTAGCAACAAACGTCGCCGAGCCCGACGAGGTGACAATGGCCGGCGACGAACCCGAGAACGTCACGTTGCGCGTTGCCGCCGGGGTGGTCGTTCCAAAGACATCGGTCGCCGCAAAGGCAATACTCCGCGCAGTGATATTGGGATTGCTGCTCGTGTCATCGAACGTGACCGAGCGCAGCACCGCCTGGTAGTGGGCAGCGGTATCGGTGCCCGTGAGCGTCAGCACGCCGGTGCTGGCGTCGAAGGAACCGGCAATTGCGCCCACGGTGGTGAAGCCAAGCACATCTTCCCCGGCGACGAAGTTGGTGATGGTCACCGTGGCGCCCGTGATGTCAGTGCCCGACGTCACCGTGACACTCGGATCGACGGCGACGGGGCCGCCGTTGCCGACAAATGTCGCCGAACCTGCCGAGGTCACGATATCCGGCGCCTGGCCTGAGAAATCCACATTGCGGGTCGCCGCCGGGCTTGTCCTTCCGGCCGTATCCGTGATCGTGAAGGAGATGATCCTGGCATTAATATTCGGATTGCCGGTGGTGTCGGTGAAGGTGACCGAGCGCAGCGCTGCCTCGTAGTCAGCGGCAGTATCCGCGCCGGTCAGCGTCAGCACGCCGGTCCCACTGTTGAACCCGCCGATGATCGTGGGGGTGCTCGTGAAGGAGAGCACATCCTGGAGCACCTGGAAATTGACGATGCTGATGGTGGCGCTGGTGATCGTGTCGCCGGGTGCGGTCACCTGCAAGCTCGGATCGACGGCGACCGCCGCGCCGCCCGGCGTGAAGGTGGCGGACCCGGACGACGTCTGCACCAGCACCGGTTGCGTCTGGAAGGCGCCGACGTCGATGCTGCCCACGTTCTGCCGCAGGAAGGGATTGCCGCGCTGATCGTAGGTCAGATTTAGCGGATTGGAGCCATTGCCGATGGCGGGGTTGAGGCTGCTGAAGACCAGGGCCAGTGTGGGCGTGGGGCCGCCGTGGTTGATCGGCGCGATCGTACTGAACTGCGGCGTGCCGCTAAAGAAGGAGCCCATGAAGCCGACCGCGGACTCGATGAGGTTGTTGGTGCCACTGGAGCTCACGACGTTGCTGACGGAGCCATTACCGAAGATCTGAAGCGGACTCGCCGCCTGGAAGTCGGTGGCTCCAGCGGTGGATAGGGCCACGATGGTGCTGTTGAGCGTGACGGTGGCAGTGGTCCGGAAGGGGGCCTTGTAGTAGCTCACAGCATAGATGCCGCCGCCTTTGCCCGTGGTGGTATCGCCATCGAGAACGCTGTTTCCGACAATGGTGCAGTTGTCGATGGTGACGGTGCCGTTGTCGGTAAACAGGGCACCGCCGAGGCCCGAGGCGGCCCCGCCTCCGGCGCCCCCTCCGGCATAGCCGCCGCTGCCGATGCCGCCGGTCGCGCTGTTGCCAGCGAGCGTACTGTTGATGATCGTGACCGTGCCGGCATCGTTGAAAATGCCGGCACGGTCACGATCATCAACAGTACGCTCGTTGGCAA